AAAATACTATGGATCAGTTCCCATTAGAGATGATAATTCATGCTCTTGGGGGGTCATCGATGTTGATCGTTATAATATACAGCATAAGGAAGTTATATCGGTTATACGGAAAAGGAAATACCCATTAATACCATTTAGATCTAAATCTAATGGTATGCATTTAATATTATTCATTGATGGTGTTGTTGCAGCATCTGATATGAGAAAAAAATTATTAGAGATCGCATCTGATTTAGGTGTGAATGATACGACTACAGATATTTATCCTGCACAGGATGAAGTTGATTTAACTCCTGAAGATTGGAATCAAAAGAGAAAAGGTAATTTTGTAAACCTGCCTTATCAAAAAGCTAAAATGACTACCAGAGTTGCAATGGACAATGATGGTAATTCAATTAAATTAGAAAATTTATTTAAGTTTGTATCTGAATATAGAATTACTCCTGCACAATTTAAAAAATTAAAAGTGTTTCAAGATGATGAAACAAAAGACTACCCACCATGTGTAGTCAATTTTATGAAAAACAAAATTCAAAAAGGTGAAGGTCGTAATGATGCAATGTTTAATGTAGCGGTGTTGGCTAAAAAGATTGATCCAGATCCTGTAATGTACCAAGATTGGACTCGTAATATGATGTCTAAAGTATGTACTGAACCTTTGCATCCACAAGAACTTAATAATATTTTTAAAGGTGTTGAGAATAAAGAATATGCTTATAAGTGTAAAACATCTGTTGCAAGAATGCATTGTTCATCAAGCACGTGTTTAAGACGTAAGCATGGTATTGGTAAGAATGAAGCTTTACCTGAGGTAGGTAAACTTACAAAAGTAAATTCATATCCAGAGCCATATTGGATTTTACCTATTCAAGGTAAGTCAATTCGATTATCTACAAAACAATTATATCAACAACAGTTATTGGGTGAAGCTTTATTAAATTACGATATAGTTTGGAGAGCACTCAAGCCCACAAAAAGAGATCCAGATCCATACAGAGATTGGTTAGAAGAGTTGATGTCAACTAAACAAGATATGGAAGGCTTTGATGCAATTGAAGAATTAGATGATGTGTTTAATTCTAGAATGGCAAGATTCTTAGAAGATGTCGAGGATACTACAGAGTTTGATCAAATTGATTCTGGTAATATTTGGAAAGATGACAACGAGATGAGATTCAAGTTAGAAACCTTTAAATCATTTATGAAAAAGATGGGTTATAATTGGAACGAAAAAGAATGTACAAAGTTTTTAGAAACAGGTGGTGCGCAGCCGAAGTCTAAGTTTAGAGGTATTCAAACTAGACATTGGGTAGTGGCATTACCAAAACAAAGTGAGCATAAAAATAAAGATGTCAAATACGTTAAAACAAAAGCTGCGTGGGAAGACAATTAAAATTTTTGGACCACCAGGAACTGGTAAAACTGAGAATCTGCTTAAGAGAGTACAGAGGTATCTCAAACAAGGTTACTCCCCCGATGAAATTTGTTACATATCATTTACCAACAAAGCAGTTAATGAATGTGTGGCGAGAGTCCGGAAGAGATTTAAAGAGTATGATGAGGATGACTTTAAATATTTTAGAACACTCCACTCTTTGGCCAGACAACAGTTTGCTGAAATACCCGTACTAGATCCAAAGGCAGATCTTTTGATGTTTCATACTCAGTATGGAACTATTAAAGTAAATTACAAAGAAGGCCACGATGATCAGAAAGTATTTAATAATTGGTCATTACAAGTTTATGATCGAGCAAGGAACATGAAAGTGGATCCTGTGTGGTTATATAAACAGCAGCCAAGAAAAGCGGTGAGGTTGCAACAATTCAAATCTATTATTGCAGGTTACGAACAATTTAAAACCATGGAACTTGAAGGTGGAGGACGGACAGCGGATCGATTAGACTTTACCGACATGGTGCAAAAATTTATTGATGATGGTGTGTCTATACCATTTAAAGTATTGATGGTCGATGAAGCTCAAGATTTAACTCCGTTACAGTGGGACCTAGTGGTGAAGTTAGCAAAACAAGTTGATCAAGTTTATATTGCAGGTGACGATGACCAAGCCATCTATGAATGGAATGGTGCTGATGTAGAATTGTTTCAAAACTTTCCTGGACGATCTTTGGTATTAAAAAAATCTGTACGATTAAATAAAAACATACATCACTTTTCAAATTGTATTTTAAAATCTATGGGTGACAATCGTGTAGAAAAAGAATTTTATTCTAATGGTAAAGAAGGAGCTGTGTATCGATGGGGTGGACTTAAAAAGGTGCCTTGGGATATGGAAGGCGATTGGATGGTGTTGGCTCGAATAAATGATGTGAAGCGAGAGCTGCAGCAGGAAGCAAAAGATCTTGGATTATACTATCAAGATCAAAAAAATAATAAGTCCTTTGATCCGAATCAGTTTCATGCAATAAATTTTTGGGAAACGATATGTAAAGGTGGCAGCATTACTAGAGAAGAAGCTGTAACCATGTATGAATATTTATTAAACATAGATCACGGATACCGGTCATCGGACAGTAAAAAATGGAGCTTTGCTCACCCTAATCAAGTATTTAATTTTGATGAATTACATCTCAGATGTGGTATGAGAGATGAAAAAGGACCATGGTCAACAGTGTTTAAAAGAAAATTTAAAGATAAAGATAAACAATATTTTCAAAAGCTTATGAAAGCAGGAGTAGATTTAAACTTACCACCAAAAATAATTATAGATACAATACACCAAGTCAAAGGTGGTGAAGCAGATAATGTTGTCCTGGCGAGCAAATGCAATTTTCCATCGCATTATGACAAAAAGAATTTAGCAGATAAGGTAAAAGAACTTAGAGTTTGGTATACAGGTGTCACTAGATCTAAGAGCACACTTCATCTGTTAGGTACCTATCATCAATACAACTTTCCACTTGGAAAGTATTTTAAACAATATGAGGCTAGTTATGACAAATAAAGATATGCTTGAGGAGGCATTTCCACAAGATAAACAAATAGGCGGGAGTCATTATAAATTTTTACGTATACAACCGTATGAATTTATCTCTAAAAATGATCTATCATTCTTTCAAGGCAATGTTATTAAATACGTTGTGAGATATCCGTACAAAAATGGAATTCAAGATTTAGAAAAAATAATTCATTATTGTCAATTAGAGATATTAAAACTAAAAGACGAGCCTAAGCATGCCAAGAAAGAAAAATAATAAAATAATTTGTGAGACCTGTGATACAGCAATTGCAGTTATAATTGATAAAAAACTTTACTATTGTCCTGAATGTTATATGTTCGAAAACAACATACCATTTGATGCAGCAATTTATAGTTTAAGAACAGAAGGATTATATTCTAAAAAGAAAAACTAATGACCCACCAATTAAACTTTATCTATAATGATAGTGATTGGATAGCTCCTGCAGAGTATCCTGATTTATCTAAAGCACCAGAGATTGCAATTGACTTAGAAACTAAGGATCCAAATCTTAAAACAAAAGGTTCGGGTTGGGCTACCTTTGATGGTCATATTGTAGGATTTGCAGTAGCAGCACTTGGACAGCAGTGGTATTTTCCAATTGGACATGATGCTGGTGGTAATATGGATTTGTCTATGACGACTGCTTGGATGCAAGATATTTTAAAATTACCTTGTCCTAAAATATTTCATAACGCAAGTTATGATGTGGGTTGGTTGCTTGTTAATGGATTTGAAATTAAAGGTAAGATTATTGATACCATGATTGCTGCAGCTCTAATCAATGAGAATAGATTTAGTTTTAGTTTAAATGCATGTGCTAAAGATTATTTAGGTGAAATTAAAAACGAAACTTTTTTAAATGAAAAAGCAAAAGAGTGGGGAATAGATCCTAAAGGAGATCTTTGGAAACTGCCTGCAGGTTATGTTGGATTTTATGCTGAACAAGATGCAGGTTTAACTTTAAGATTGTGGGATAGATTTAAAACAGAAATAAGCAAGCAAAGCTTACATGATGTGTGGGACATGGAGATGGAGCTGCTACCTATTTTAATTGATACAAGACGAAGAGGAATTAGAGTAGATGAAGAAAAGGCTGCTGAACTTAAAAAAGAATTTATAAAAAAAGAAAAACAAGTATTACATAAAATAAAACAAGAGACGACTTTGAATGTTGATATTTGGGCTGCACGTTCTGTTGCACAGATCTTTGACCGAATAGGTGTGGAGTACCCACGGACACCGAAAACCGGAGACCCGAGCTTTACCCAAAACTGGTTAGTAAATTGTGATAACCCGATAGCGCAACTAATAAGAGAAGCAAGAGAAATAAATAAATTCCATTCAACATTTATAGATTCAATCCAACGTTATGTTCACAAAGGTAGAATACATTCTGAAATAAATCAATTACGTTCTGACCAAGGTGGAACTGTATCTGGACGTTTATCATATTCAAATCCAAATCTCCAACAAATTCCTGCAAGGAACAAAGAGTTTGGTGACAAAATTAGAAGTTTGTTTCTGCCTGAAGAAGGCAAACAATGGGGTAGTTTCGACTACTCACAACAGGAGCCTAGGCTTGTTGCTCACTACGCTGCATCTATAAATGATACATTTCAAAGTAAAGGTGCAGCGGAGTTTATTGAAGCTTATAAGAATGAAGCTGCTGACTTTCATCAGATTGTTGCTGACATGGCCGGCATCACTAGAACTCAAGCCAAAACAATCAATTTAGGTTTATTTTATGGTATGGGTAAGAATAAATTAGCTAGAGAATTAGGTATTGATAAGGATAGAGCTGAGGATTTATTAAGAAGATATGGAGATAGAGTACCATTTGTACGAGGATTAGCTACAGAGGTGTCTAGCTCAGCATCTAAATATGGCTTTATTCGAACAATAAGGGGTCGTAAATGCCGATTTGACATGTGGGAGCCTGCTACCTTCGGAATGAACAAAGCGATGCAATATGAGGAGGCTAAGGCCATTTATGGTAACAACATCAGAAGAGCCTTCACCTACAAAGCTTTAAATAGATTAATTCAAGGATCCGCTGCAGATCAAACAAAACAAGCTATGATAGATTGTTACAAAGCAGGTTATAAACCACTATTACAAATTCATGATGAATTGTGCTTTTCAATTGAAAAAGAAGATGATATTAAAGGTGTTAAAAATTTAATGGAGAATGCTATCGATGACCTTAGAGTCCCTTCCAAAGTTGATATTGCCCTCGGACGATCCTGGGGAGAAGCTAAAGAATAAACCCTGCACCACTTGTAAGGATACAAAACTTATTCTTCAGGTTGAGGATCTTGAGATTGTTCAGAAGAGTCCTTGTCCTCATTGTTCTCCGACTCCTGATCAGTTTCGGTCTTCTGGTCTTCTGTAGATTTTTTATATTTACTTGGATGTTTCCAAACAAACGTCATTTACAACTCTATTTTGTTTATCTCTTTTTCTGGAGCTCCACCTTAAATCTATTTCTAAAACTTGATCATTGTTGCCATGACAAATTTTAATTAAGTGTCCTTGAGCTGTATCGGATATCCAATATTTTTTATAGTTATTAATTACAATACTTTTATTTCGGGACATGGATGGCCTACAGATTTATATGAAAAATAAAAAAATGCTAGTTTTTTTTTAACTAGCGATATCGTAAAGACCCTTTTTAGCGTCTTCAACACTTTGATCATTAATCTTTTTTTTAAGATCTTTGATCTTTATATCGATCCACTTCATGTCAGTCGTTACTCTGCCTTGTGCCAACGCTTGTGTTGCCCACTTGGACTCCAACTGAAGTTTCTCCGATATTAACTTTTGTAGTTGCATCTCGGTCAACCTCCTCGAAGGTTATAAACAGAAAGTCCGGATTATGAAAACCAGCACCTTCATGTTCTGTTACATCTCCTGAGTCAACCTTCTTTGAAAACGTCTCAAGAGCGGCCTTATCGTTCTCAGCCTCAAGCATCTCATCAACATATATATTTTTATAGTTTGCTTGGACGCGATATAGCTTCATGTAGTATTATATATCAAATTGTATCATTAATGCAACTATGAGGGTGTTCCAGGCTTAGGAAGTGGTATAATTGGCTTTTTTTGTACCTTTCTGCACTCAAATTTTACAGCTAATTGGTCTTTATTTACAGTATCTGGGTTTAATTGTTTTAAAGATTCACCAGAAATTTCATAACCCGCAATTGCACAAGATCTGTGGTCATTAAATTGCATACCAACATGCAAGGACTCATAGCATGTTTGAGTGAGTAAACTGCACAAATGTAATATTAAAATAAACTTCATTTTCCTATATTATCCTATATGATTATTTACTTGCAAATCCCATTAATATGTTTATATACCATTTTATATGTTTAACAATAACAAAGAGGTTATCATGAATGATAATAAAGTAAAAGCTACTGCAGCTGGTGAGAACCTGCAGGAGGCTTTGGTTTTAAGACCCGAATGGGAAATAAAACCGAAAGGACTAGAAGCTGAAGAAAGTTTTGTAGTTCAATTCTCACAACTCACACAAACAATCACACTTACAGTAAATGGAAAACTTTATTCGAAAGTAAAATTAAAAGATGACACTGACGGTAAAGTAAAATTTTACGAAGCGTTAAGTCATGTGGTTAATAAATTTGAACTTTGGAGGATCCGTGAAAAAAATTAATATTCTTTCTAAGTCACCAGAGTTTTTAGAATTTATCAAAAAGATGGATTCTATTTTATCAAAGACTCAACACCTAACACCAGATGGTAAAGGTATGGATGTAGAGGACCAACATTTCAAAGATCAACGTAAACGATTAGCACAAGTGCGATTGGAATTTGAATGGAGTCACCCTGTGTATCCAATCAATGAGTTTGTAGCATCTGATTTAGTTTATTCAGAGATTGCTGCAATTCAAGATGAAGAAGATAAAAAGGCAGCCTTTTATGATGAGGGCGACCATGTATAACAAAAACGTTTTATACTTTTTTATACTTCTAATCATAATGTTAATTTCACCTAAAGTTTTTTTATTAATGATGGGTGGATTATTTTACACAATGTTGTTCTAACCAAAGGAGGAAAAGATGAATAACGCAATTAAAAATAAATACTTCGAAACTACAGATTACACGAAGTTTAAAAAAACTAGAGGGAATAGACCTGTAGACGAAGCACACGTGCAGCAACTTAAAAAGTTGATTGCAGAAAAAGATTTATACGATCCAATTCGTGTAAATAAAAACATGGAAGTTGTTGATGGCCAACACACACTTGAGGCCAGAAAACAATTAGACCTAAAGGTGCCCTACATCATCATGGATTCTGATGATCCATTGGATGTGGCACGACTCAATACAGGTCGTAAGAACTGGTCAATGGATGATTATTTAAATCAACACTGTGCCAGAAATAAAAGAGACTACCAAATTTGTAGAAACAAAATGCAACAGTATGGAATTAGTGTTGCAGAGATGGTGGTGCTTTTATTAAAACAAACTTCACTGTGGTCAAGAATTAGTCATGACTTTAAAACAGGACAGTTTGTAATTCCTGCAGGTGGTATTGAGCATGCTGATCGTATTGGATCTCAATTGATGGGTTTGAAAAAATATTTTTATGGAATGGAGTCTCCAAAAAATAAAAGATTCAAACGTTCAATGGTGTGTTCATACATTATAGCGGATAAACATCCTAGGTTTGATTACAAAAGATTTAGAACTGCATGTAAGTCTAAGTCTTCTTGGTTTTTAACTGGGACCAATACTGCCGACTATGTTGCTATAATCGAGAGAATATACAACGCAGGATTAACAGCTAAAAATAAAATAAATTTAGTTGAATTTCATAAAAGCAAAGAGTATCTAGAAAGTTAGGAGATAAACTATGGACATCAATAAATGGAAATCCTGTGCAGTTGATATTGAGTCATACTGTATCATTAGAGCCATGGGTAAGAATGGTTTTAGACGACCAGGTAGCATGATTGCTAAATTGGTTGATGATGAAATAAGGAAAATAGCCAAAAAAGAAGGCAAATCTTATGATTCAATGAAACAGAATTTACTTGCTGAGGGTAAGCGCTTGCTCAGTAGTAAATAGAAAAGGAACTGAAGGTTTACCTTTCCGGGGGCAGTGTATGGGAGACTAACGCTGCCCTTTTTTTATGGTTGCAATAAAGATCAATTTAATCTATTAATCGAATCAACGTATTCCTAAGCCTAAATGAAATAAGTGGGGCTTTCAAAACACTTTATTTTCACAGAACAACGAACACAAAAATTAACTTTTAACAAAAGGATATTTTGTGGGTAAAGCTGCTAAAAAAAGTAGTGAAGAAATATTAAACAATGCTTTGGACAAACTAGTGATGGTGTGTCCTAATAAGAAAACTTATGATGAAGTAACTAGTTTAATGTTTCAATTGTATTGTGGAAATGACTTTGGTTTAGGAAATTTCAGTCTTTCTTTTCTTGAGAAAATCGAGAAGAGATGGGCGACAGGTAGAAAGGCTGCAGCTGCTGCTAAAGGCCTTAGACTTGTTGTCAAGAATGTATAGCCATGGTGTATTTTCCCAATCCATATCTTTTCCCGCATCGTGGCTATGCGAATGGACTTTAAAAAAACTACAAGAGAACTCACTAAAGAGACGATTGAATACGCAGGAGACATGGATCCTGAGAGTCGTAATGAGTTCATAGATCTAATTCATGATCAGTATCAGATAGCAAAGCATAGTCAGACCAGCAGGGGTAGACCTAAATATCCTAAACGTGAGGTAAATAAATTTGCTAAACTGCTCACCCAACTTATTAAAAAATTTGGGAATTAAGTTGGCCATGGAGCTAACTAAACCCAAAGAGCTGTCAGAACAACGCTTGTTCCAGGCAATTCTTGTCCAGGCGTTGGAAGATGTGATGAGTCCATCAGAATTTAAAAAAGAAACCTATTGGAAAGAAGATGCTTATAGGTGGTTTATGAGTAATTCTAAAGATTTTCAAGATGTGTGTTGGGCTGCTGATATGGATCCTGAAATGATCCGTGGTGAAGTTATTAAATTAATTAAATCTGAAAAAATAAAATTTACACAGCTACAGCAATCCTGGTTGAATTATAGAGAACTGTACAGATTGTATCGAGAGGCGAGTAGTAAGGAAGAAAGAAGAGAAATTAAGAAAAAAATCACGAAGTTAACGTAGTCATGGTGGGAAAATAAATTTAACTCCTGGGGCTATTAAGAGAGCAATAAAAAATAGCCCCAAAAGATTTACTAACCTTAAAACTGAACTAAAGGAGTTCATGTCTAAAAGTTACCATAATCGGTGATGTGTGTCCAATGAAATGTAATTTAGAATCGTTCTAAAGTAATAGGTGATAATGGAGAAGTGATAAGGAATAACGGCCACCGGAAACCGAACCAGATTAGAGTTTCCAGCAGCCAATGTTTATAAAACATTTTTACTATATAG